ATTGAGTAGCCGCGACGTGTATGGCGGTTACTATGTCAAGAGCACTGCCCTGGTCTTGCGGCATGAAAGTCGTTAAGGTCTACGGCGCACTTCGCAAGCGACTTGGACAGTGCCGGTTCGAGTTTGAAGTGGACACGCCTGCGCAGGCGATCAAGGCGCTGTGTGTCAACTTTCCCGGCCTGGACAAGTGGCTCATCGACTCTGAGCAGACCGGAATGGGCTTCCGCGTCACCGTCGGCAAGGAGCGCATCACACAAGAGGATGCCAGCGTGGCTGTGTTGCCATGGTCTGAGCGGGACGTGTTCAGCATTGCGCCTGTGGTGGCTGGTGCAGGGCAGGGCTTCGGGCAAGTGCTGGCTGGCATCGGTCTGGTCGCGTTGGCGATCATCGCCGGTCCTGCGGCTGGCGGTTTCCTTGGATTGGGCGCTCAGGCTTTTGCTGGTGCCGGCTTTGTTTTAGGTGGTGCCGCTGCTACCGCAATCGGCGGCATCGGTGCGGCATTGGTGCTGTCTGGCGTCGCGCAGATGCTGTCCCCGCAGCCAGACATCTCAGCCCTACAGCGTGGCAAAGAGGCAGCCCGGCTGGAATCGTTCAGCTTCAGCGGCATTGTGAATACGAGCCAGCAGGGGATGCCGGTGCCGATCGTTTATGGCCGCGCTTTTGTTGGCTCGGCTGTCCTGTCTAGCGGCCTTGACGTGGCACAACTGAAATGATCGAAGACCTGCTGTTGGTTCAAGGTGCTGGCGGCGGCGGTGGTAGTGGCGGCGGTGGCAAAGGTGGCGGCGGTGGTGGCGGCACAACCCACGTCCCATCTGAGGCTGACGACAGCCTGCAGTCGGTCCAATACGCCAGTGTCCTTGACCTGATCAGCGAGGGCGAGATCCAAGGCATCGAGGATGGGGTGCAGGGCATCTATCTGGATGGGACGCCGGTTCAGAGCGCAGGTGGCATTGATAACTTCACCGGGTACAGCGTCGTCACCCGTACCGGCACGCAGGCGCAGAGCTACATCCCCGACACCAACGGCACTGAATCCGAGAAAGCCGTCAACGTTGAGATCACCGCTGCTGCATCTGTCACCCGGCAGATCACCGATTCGGATGTGGACCGCGCCCGCATCACGGTGCAGGTGCCAGCGCTGCAGATCATCGAAGACGACGGCGACATCATCGGCCACGAGGTCAGCATCCGTTGCAGGGTGCAGTACAACGGCGGCGGCTACACGACCGTGTTCGAGGATACGATCAGCGGCAAGACCACCAACGCCTATCAGCGCGATTACATCATCAGCCTGAGCGGCGCGTTCCCTGTTGACATTAGGCTGGAGCGCATTAGCGCTGATGAATCCAGCGCCCGCCGGCAGAACCGCACGTTCTGGTTCAGCTACACAGAAATTATTGACGAAAAGTTCAAATACCCAAATAGCGCATTAGCCTTCCTGCGCTTTGACTCGCGGCAGTTCAAAGGCATCCCAGCCCGCAAGTATTTGGTGCGTGGCATCAAGGTGCAACTGCCCAGCAACGCCACGGTTGACACGACCACCTATCTCGGCCGCGTCACCTACGGCGGCGTCTGGGATGGCACCTTTGGCGCTGCTACCTGGACCAATGACCCAGCGTGGTGTTTGTGGGATTTGCTGACCAATACCCGCTATGGCGCCAGTATCCCGGCGAGCAGCCTTGATCGGTATGACTTCTACGCGATCAGCCAATACTGCAACGAGCTGGTCAGCAATGGACGCGGCGGGCAGGAGCCACGGTTCAGTTGCAACATGCTGATCAACAGCAGGGACGAGGTTTACAACGTCATCCAAGAGTTCGTCGCGCTGTTCCGTGGCATCGCCTATTACGGCGCTGGCGCCATGGTGGTGCTACAGGACAAGCCATCTGATCCGCAATATCTGCTGACTCCGGCGAACGTGGTTGATGGGCTATTCAACTACAGCGGCTCATCGCAGAAGGCGCGGCACACCACGGCAACGGTGGCTTACCAGGATTACGACAACCTGGGCGAGGTGTCCTATGAGTACGTCGAGGATGCGTCAGCCGTTGCCAAATATGGCATCATCAACAAGGACATCAAGGCAGTCGGCTGCTACTCGCAAGGGCAGGCGCACCGTGCTGGCAAGTGGGCGCTGCTGTCTGAGCAGAATCTGACCGAGACCGTCACCTTCTCAGTGTCGATCGACTCGGGCATCGTGCTGCGGCCTGGCATGGTGATCGACGTGGCTGATCCGGTCAAGGCTGGCAGCAGACGCGGCGGCCGCATCAAGACGGCAACAACCACAGCCATCACCCTCGACGACGCCACCGGCATCACGCTGGGCACCTCGCCCACGATCAGCGTATTGATGCCCACCGGCCTGGTCGAGACCCGTACCGTCAGCACTTTGGCTGCTGGTGTGGTCACGGTCACAAGCGCTTTCAGCGAAGCGCCCAACGCCCAGAGCATCTGGGTCATGGAGAACACCAGCCTGCAGACGCAGCAGTTCCGCGTTGTCAGCGTGGCTGAGGCCGAGGATGGCATCTATGGCGTGACGGCTCTGGCCTACAACAGCAGCATCTACGCCGCGATCGAGTCGGACATCAAACTGCAGACGCGGGACATCTCCAACCTGTCCGCACTGCCTGAGTCGCCCACCGGCCTGACCGGCACGGAGCACCTGTACACCGACGGCCAGAACGTCCGCACCGCCTTTGAGCTGAGCTGGGTTCCGCCGACCCAACTGGTGCAGTCCTACCGGGTGATCTACCGGCTCGGCAATAACAACTGGTCACAGATCGAGACCAATAGCCCCAGCACCCGCATCAATGGCCTTGACGAGGGCACGCTGCAGGTTCGGGTCCAATCGATCAACAGCCTCGGCGGCGTTAGCAACCCAGCGACAGCTACCTTCAACTTGGTCGGCAAGACCGCACCGCCGGGCAACGTCCAGAACCTGACTATTGAACCGATCAGCGCCAACAGCGCCCGACTGCGCTGGGATGCCACGGTTGACTTGGACGTTCGCGTTGCTGGCCGCGTCCACATCCGTCACTCCAACCTGACCAACGGGACAGCCACCTGGAGCAACAGCGTTGACCTGATCCCTGCAGTCGCCGGCTACAACACCGAGGCGATCGTCCCGTTGGTCGAAGGCGAGATCCTGGTCAAGTTTGCAGATGACGGCGGCCGCCAAAGCCCGACCGAGGCGAGCGTGATCGTTGACTTCCCGGATGCGCTCGGCAACCTGCTGGTCCAGACCCGCCGCGAGGATGCAGATGCGCCGCCGTATCAGGGCAGCAAGACTGATGTCTTCTACAGCGCGGATTTCGATGCGCTGGTGCTCGATGGCGATGTCCTGTTCGACAGCATTTCAGACTTTGATTCAGTCGCAACGCTGGACTTCTTGGGCGCCATCGAAGCGCTTGGCACTTATGAGTTCCTCAACACCCTCGACCTGGGCGCCAGCTTTGCCCTAGACCTGAAGCGCTATTTCGTCACCCGTGGCTTCTTCCCCAGTGATCTGGTGGACAGCCGCACAGCAGAGGTTGACGACTGGGCGGAATGGGACGGGGGCACCATCGATCAAGTCAACTCGAAGCTATACCTGCGTCGCACAGCCGACAATCCCAGCGGCTCGCCCACATGGTCAGCCTGGCAAGAGTTCGTGAACGGCACCTTCCTAGGACGCGGCTTCCAGTTCAAGGCAGAGCTGATCAGCAGCAACCCAGCGCAGAACATCCTGATCGACGAGCTGGGCTATTCGGCCACCTTCCAGCGCAGGACTGAGCAGTCGGTCGGGGCGGTCAGCAGCGGCGCTGGCACCAAGTCGATCACGTTCGACAAAGCGTTCTTCACCGGCACCACTGGCTTGGGCGGCACTAACGCCTACCTACCCAGCATCGGCATCGTCGCGCAGAACCTGGCGACAGGCGATTACTTCAACGTCACCAACGTCAGCAATACCGGTTTTGATGTGACCTTCAGAAACAGTGGTGGCACTGCAGTGAGCAGGAACTTCCTATGGACTGCGGTGGGATTTGGCAAGGGCGCTTAAAGTAGGAGCAAAATGGCCTTGTTATGGCTCAGCACGACTACAACATTGCCAACGGCACAGGCGCCGCCGTTCGCTCTGACCTGAACAACGCGCTGTCGGCCATCGTCACCAACAACAGTGGCGCGACTGAGCCGGCAACGATGTACGCCTACCAATGGTGGGCAGACACGACCACTGGGCTGCTGAAGATCCGCAACGCCGCCAACAACGGCTGGGTCACCGTCGGCACCTTGGCCAGCGCTAACCTCGGCCTGCTGGCATCGGCTGGAACCCTCACTGCTGCACTGGGCAGCGCCAGCACCCCTGGCATCACGTTCACTGGCGACACCAACACGGGCATCTACAGCCCTGGTGCTGATCAGGTCGCTGTTGCAACGAGCGGCACGGTACGGCTCAGCCTGAGCACCAGTGCAATCAGCTCGGCGCTTCCGATTGATTATCCCCTTGGCGCTGTTGGCACGCCGTCGATCACATTTACTGG